CTCCTATCAGCGGAATTTTTGCCGCATGGAGAACAGGTGTTTGGACCCTCTTCGGGTTGGTGCGGCTGTTGCGGACTTCTGCCGCGGGATGTGCGACGTTCCCGGATGGGAGTATATCCGTCCGGCCACTCCCTACGAAGCCTATGCAGGAGTTCCAGGTGTTATCAAGCCGGAGAACCTGAGAACATCGGTTGGAATTCCCTTCAACCGGCAGAAGAAGCATCACATCAAGGTCGTAGGACCAGATGAGATCATGGTTGATCGCTGCCTGACGGAGCAGGTGTCGGCCATCTTCTCTGCCTGGAGACGCGGGATGGCCTACGTCCCCTTCAGCAACCATACCGAGAAAGATGAGGTGATGTCCGCTGAGAAAGTCGCGAACCATGCGGAGCGGATCTTTAACACGCTCGGAGCAGCAATTAATGTCGCAACGAAGATGCTGCTCGGTCCTCTCGTAGCTCACATGCTCAAGAACCGTGAGTTCTTTGAATGCTATGGGCTAATAAGCATGGTTTCGACCCAGGTGGACGATCTCATGGAACGCTTTGATTCGGTTGATCCGAGCAGAGTACGCAGGATCGCTGGAGATTTCGAGACGTTCGACATGCGGGAGGACACCGAAATCCTTCTAGGAGTCAGGGACATCTTCGTTGAGGCTGCGAGGTGCTGCGGATGGGGAGAGGATTTGTTGACGATGGTAGCGGCGTGCGTGGTCTCTTTTGTATACACGATTCGGATCGTGAAGGGAGATTTGGTCGCTATGTCCTTCACGAATCCTTCAGGCTGCTTCTTGACGCTGATCATTAACTCGCTAGCCAACTCCCTGTACTTCCGCTTCGCCTACTTGTCGTTGGGCTTGCCCTATCCTTTCCGCCAGGTAGTTAAGTTGTCCACCGTTGGTGATGACAACGCTGCGGCGGTTGCAGAAGAGGCGAGATCGTTCGATCAAACGGTGTTAGCCAGGGAGCTGAGCAAGCTGGGGCAAAACTATACGGGTTGCGATAAGAAGAAGATCGTCGAGGAGTGGAC